TTGAATAGAGCGTAGTATTGCTCTGGTGGTAATACACAGACCTTATCGCCTGTTACGTCTTTCTTATCGAACTCTGCGAGAGCATCGTAGATAGACTGAGCGATTTTAGAACCATCAAGAACATCGGTAGCTGTGCCTGCACCAATGGTGATGTTGTTTGTGTAAGTCTCGTCATCAATTACACCAGTTAAGCCTGCTGTTGTAGCTTTGGCTTTAGTAGTAATAGAAGATGACTTGGCGATGATGCGGCCAATGTTCTTATCCATTTGATTCGCTAGAGCATTACCTGCCTCTTTAGAATAAATAGAACGCACATCGTAGTGGTTCATTGCTTCATCAATGTTAGAGATGAACTGTGTGCTGATTAACAAGTCATCAACAGTCACAGTACGCTCACCGTGTTTAACTGAATCAGCTTCAATCATTGTACCCGGCGTATGGTATTTAGCGGTTGCTGTGCCGACCATTGGGAATGATGCTGACTTACCGTTACTAATAGTGCGAGTACGGTGTAGTGGTAAGAAGATATTACGCTCTTCAAACGCTGTTAAGATTTCGCCTGCATATAACTTTAAGAACAGTTCTCTGTTATCGCCTGCTGCGTTTAGTTGCCCTAATCTACTAGGGGCTTGATGTGGTAATGCCATGTTTCTTTTCTACCTATAAAGTATTAATAAAGTGTATGTTTTGCACTTGTGGTCTTCTTTCCCTGTGATTGTCCAATCGTGATTGGGTCAGAGATACTCGGTAGATTTGCTGTGCGGTTTGCGTCTGTTTAGAAGACGTTAGACTTTGCTAGTTTTCGTGCAACTTTCTCCCTGAAGGCAGAGTCAGTTGAATAGCGTTTGTCTGACATGTCTCTCTTAACTTCGGCTGCAGATGCGTAAGCACCTGAACTGGACGGGGTTGAATCCCCTTGTACTAATGCAGGCTCGACCCCCACTTCTGATGCGTAACGAGCGTGTAGCCCTTTGACTGCATAGAGTGCTTGGTCTAAGTCCTGTGTGTTAATGCTATTGTTGTATAGCCCTTGGTCTGCTTCTGAAAGGTTTTCTGTAGCCCACTCCATCATTTGAACATACTGGTCTTTACCTCCAACTTGGGAGAAGACCGTATTTTCGATACCTGATAAAACGGCTTGCTGTCCTTCGATATGGGCATCTACGATATGCTTAGGGATGCCCATTTTTTCTAACGCTGTGTAACTCTTTTCTGAAAGGCTTCCTTGCTCAATGAACTCTGCCTGTAACTCGTCATAATCCATTTCAGGTGAGGGTGTATCATCTAGGTCTTCCCTCTTATCCTCTGGGGTTTCTCCAAGTTTCTTTTCAAGTTCTGAGTAAGCCTTAGCCAACTCCTCTGGTGACTTGAACTTTTCGGGGAGCCAAGCAGGAGATTCCTCTTCAGTTGAAGTGTTATCCTCAGTATTTTCCTCCCCCTCTTCCTCCTCAACATCTGGAGCCTGTGGGGTGGGCGCATTGCCATCCGCTTTTGCAACCATCTTGTCAATATATTCTTGGTCTTCCGTAGGTTCTTCTGCATGAGTATTGAGTTCATTTAGGTCTGCCATTCATCATCCTTGGTTATTTAGCTTTTCTCTTACTGCACCTGCCGCTTCCTTAGCGACATGAGGGGTAGCAGAGAGTTCTCGTTGCTGTTCAAATTGTGCTTGTTGTGCGCTTTGTTGCTGTTGCGCTATAGCCTGTTTCTCTTCGGGAGTCTTAACTAATCCTTTGGTATCCAATCCTAGTGATGCCCCTAACCTGTCAATGTAGTCTGAGACATTTAGTTCTGATTGGATTACTTCAGGTCCTAAGGGTTGTAGACCCTGTAGGAATTGGGATAGTTTATTGAGGTCGTGACCCCTTCCCAACGCTTCCATACCTGTAGTGATTTGAGGTTTTAGAGTGTCTTTGGGTAGCTTAGGTAGCTTGCCCGTCTTCTCTAACTTCTGTAGCAATAGACTAATTAAAGGTAGTTGGAACTCTTGTGAAAGGATGGAGTAAAGCCCACCTAACCCACCCTCAAGTTCCTGTGCCATATACCGTATTTCTTCTGCTGTTACTCGCTCTCCGTTTCTCTGGATTGCGGTGTTGAGCATAAAGGCATACGCCATACGTTCTTCAATCTTACCTGCTGCATCAAGGGCAACTCTAAAGTCGTTGTGTTTCTCAACTCTTAACGTAGATACGTCCTGTGCTGAACCTTGTACTATCGCTCCATTAGGTGCTTGTGCAAGTGTTCTAGCTTTGGTAGTACCGTTAGGAGATACCATAAATAGGACTTTGGCTGAAGCCGCACTTCCTTCAACGATTGATTTGGATAAAGACTCTAGGGATTGTAGGTCACCGATATACTCTTCGATGAACCCTCGCCCGTAATCTTCACCGTCAATGCGGTTGAACCGTAGTGGGATAAAGGGGTTCTTGTCTAAGGGGTATGTACCCTGTGAACCCGGTATGGGTTGACCTTTGATTTCTTGGACAACTGTCCACTTGCCTGTGTCTCGTTTGACATAGGTATACAAGTCTAGTGACTTATTATTATCGCTTACTTCACCTAGCAACTCTTGGGCTGCCTTAGGCAACATAAGAGGGCTTACGGATTCCTTGGTTATAATCTCAAGAATATTTCCTGACGCATCTCTCTTAACCACATAGCGGTCCAGGGAGAAGATTCTAATGCCACCCTTTTTGGGCATGTAGATTAATGCGTTCCCTGCTAACACTAACTGCTTGAGTGTTTCAAAGAAAGGAACTCTTAATGCTGAAGTTTCAATCTCCTGCATTACTACTCTTTCAATCTTAGCCAACCCCTCTTCTACTTCGCCTCTCGCTAAATCATCTTGTCCTAATTCTGCTAAGGTAGCGTCATCAAGAGTCAGTCTAAAGAAAGGTGCATTGGGGGGTAGCAAGGCTACAAGTAGCTTACTGCTGAGATGATTAAGACCCCTTGCTCCAATGGATTGGAATGGGGTAGGAAACGTAGTGAAGCCTGATGAACCCTCAGGAGGGAAGAGAGAAGGAATGGTAACTAATGCTCCATCCCTTGCTCTCTGTAAGAACGATGTTCTATAAGTTTCTAGTTGTTGATACCTATTTGCAACGGACGCAGCGATTGACTGCTCTTCCATTTATGTTCCTATTTCGGTATTGATAATCCAGACCCAACGGTGGGTGTGCTAATTCCCGATACATTCGATGTCTGTTTGAATGCCTTCTTGCCTTTCTTCTTTTTAGCAAGTAGTTTAGCGTTAGAGTCAATATCTAGTGTTGGTGCTGTATCCTCTACTGATGCAATTGCGGCAGGTTTTGCTTGAGGTGGTGGTGGTGGTGGTGGACTTGGCGAACTTCCGCACATACTTACTTCTCCTGTATTTCTGAGTTTAATCTAATTAAGTAGTCGATTACCGACTGTTGGCCCCTTAGAAACGCTATGTCAGCATTTGAATCTCTGGGTAACTTGTCAGGGAATTGCTCATGTAAGTCAGACACTAAAGAGTCTGATACAAACAAATGCCCTCCTAGTAGGTTCCTGTGGTCTAGAGTGTCCATTTATTACCCACTATATATTGGTTACATGTAGCCCCTCCGGGGTACAAGGACATCTTTATATTGAATCCCTTGAACCCCTTGAAAGAGTAGCGTTGGCATGTGTCCTTCTTAGGGCATTTAGAGTTACCACACTTCCTTAGCCCCATCCAAATTCTCCCATCATGCCTGATGCGTTGTAATCTGTTACTGTTCCCTCAAAGAAGTTCTTGAAGGAATCCCCTGCTACCACCCAGTCAACCCAAGGTAATGGATTAGTCTTAATACCGTAGTTACCTTTAAGACCTAACTGTATAAGTCTTCTGTCTGTTAGGTAGCGGATGTATTCCTTTACCTCAGAAGCCTTTAGACCTTCCATGTCACCTTCTTCAAACACTAAGTCAATGACCTCATCCTCCAACCTAACAGCTTCCCTTGCTGTGTCGTAGATGTACTCCTTGAACTCGTCATTGACTAAGCGTGGATTCTCCTTAAGGTATTCTTTGAATAATTGCCCCATACCTTCAACGTGCTTAGTCTCGTCACGGATAGACCACTCAACTACCTCACACATACCCTTCATCTTCCCGAACCTCTGGAAGTTCAGTAGCATGACAAACGCACTGAACAAACCCACACCCTCGTTGATTACCGCTTGGGCTAAGGCATAACCTACTTCTTCCTTGTTGTAAGCTATGCCACCCCCTGCTGCAATGAAGTCTATCTTGTCTGCCATTGGTTTATACTCAAGGAATGCTGAATACTCAGACTCCGCTAACCCAAGTGTATCGTTAAGAAGGGCATAGGCACGTTGATGCGTACCCTCCCGATTCGCAAACGACAAGAGCATATTTCGTATCTCATTGTTCTTGAAATGTGGTATGAACATATCACAGTAGTTCTGTGCAACCTGTACATCCGATTGAGTAAACATACGCAATATCTGTATGATGTGATGCTTTTCTTGGGGGGTGATTTCATTCCCTTTCCATTGGTTAACATCTTCCTGTAGCTTGACCTCCCATGTACCCCAATGAATCTTCTCATGGTCTTCTGCTAACTCCATTGCCCAAGGGTATTGAAATGGTTTGTAGATTACATTTGGTCTTGTTAACCCTCGCATGATAAACACCCCTCCTCTACATTAGGTTCAACGAAATCCTTAAGGGCTTCACGCTTAACCTTAAGCCCCACTTGCTCTGCTGTATGACCGCTACTTGTTCTCAAATAATATAACCCCTTAAGTTTCTTCTTCCATGAATCAAGATGTACGCTATTTACATACTGTCGCTCTACCCCGGCAGGGAAGAACAAGTTCACCGACTGACCTTGGCAGATATATGGTTGACGGTCTGCTGCATGTTGTACAACCCAATGTTGGTCAAGTTCAAACGCAGTCTTAAACACGCTCTTCT